CCGTCCCCGCCGTTCGGTGATCCGCTGATACGTGATATAGGGATACGCCGTATCCTGCGGCGCGATCGTGCGATAGACGCGGTCGCCCACCAACAACGCTACGTCACTGTCGTTTAGCAGGTGCGATGCGATAGCGGCGTGCAAGCTCATGCGATCTTCCTCGCCTTGGCAAGCTTACGAGCAACGGCCCGCCATTCATTTTCGATTTCGCGCTTGAGTTGCTGCCGGATCACTCTCATCTCGAAACGTTGATGCTCATTGACGGATTTCCGAATCGGCGCCTTGGCGGGCATATTCTTGGTCCCGTATTCCAGGTCTCGCGGATAATACGGGTTTCCCTTGGCTTTCAACGGGATGCCCAGCGCTTCGCGCGTGGGCATCATCACGCCGTGCCCAAAAACATTGCGAAAGCGCGGCAGCGGCACAACCCGCTGAGACAGCCATGCTGCCACATAGCGCCCGGATCGCACTTTTACATACTTTCCGGCCAATCCTGCCGTTACATTAAGTTTCAGCCGCTTGGCGGAGGCCTTAGTAGCCCGTCTTACCAACTTCCCCTGCGCTTTCAGCGTAAATCGGGCCATTTCGCGTGACAACGCACGATCTCCCAAGCCCTTAATGACGACTATCCCGGTTGCTGCTGCCATAATAAATCTTCCTTTTCCCTTGACACGACCCCATTCGTAACGTACATTGTACGTATGGGACGACTTACCGAATATATCGGACGCCGGAATCAGCAGCGCGGGACACTTTCGCACTACGAGGAACCGAGGCGTTTCACGCCCGTTCCCGTCACCAACAAACAACGAATCGCCTTCGACCTGGCCAAGTTGCTGCCCAAGCTCTACGCCATGACCGAGGGCACAGTCGAGTACAAAGCGCTCGCCAAGCGCGTTGACCGTCTCACCGACGCCCTGGAGGGCAAGGGTTGGGGTAAGGTTCTGCGCGCGCAAATGCAAGGGAAAGGTTACGATGAGTACGAAAGCCAAGACCGCCCGTCTGGAATTACGGATTTCGACGGCGTTACTGCGTCGTGTGAAGTCCGCTGCAAAGGCTGACGGACGTTCCGTCGCTGATTGGATTCGCCGTGCGTTAGCCATAGCCCTCAAGCCACCTCCCGGCACATAAGTTCCATTTCCACGTTTCGTTCTTCTTTGTTCAACACCGATTCGATGTTCAGTACGCGCGTCCCGAACAGCAGCCGATGCTGCGCCGTTAGCCCGGCGTAGTATCTCATCCGCACCCGGTGCGTTACCTGCGACTCAAAGCGCTGCGCCTCGATCAACTCTCTACCGCGTATCGGGGCAACCGACGCCCATACGACCGCCAGCGTCAGCCAGCTTTCCGATACCGTACCGTCCCCGGCCCGCGTCTTGGCCGACTGTTGGATCGATAGCCGGTGCCGTAATCTCCCCGCTACGATCACGGTTCACTTGACATCCGCTTCACCGCAGCAGAGACACTAACTACTTCTGCACCCTGCATTGCCTTGGTGATGTCAAGCTCAAACATCCGCTCGTCCGCAAAACACTCGTAATACACCCTAACCAATTCGTCGCACGGAATGTCGATAATGACACGGCGCACATTCTCGCCCGGCCCCAGCCCCAAATCTTTCAGGCTGCGCCAGAAGTCTTGCAAGTCTTGCCCTGTAGCCATCATCCTGCCACGAGAATAATCTCGATCGACTCCGTGCCGGTCCCGGCCAACTGCACGTTCTTGATCGTGGCCGAAACATCTTCCGTCTTATCGTTGGCGTAGAGCACCCACGATGCGCCGGGCAACACCTCAACCTGCTCCGCCGAAGCGTTGTCGGCTCCGAATAGGTTGTAGGCATTGGTTGCGCCGCGATCGACGGTAATGCCCGCCGTATTTGACGCCGGACAGGCCAGCTTCACCAGTTGCACCTTGAGGCCGGTGAAGTCCACAGTGGTACCGGCGGGTCCGCTCAACGCCGTTAGGTCCAGCGTAGCCGCCCCCGCAACCAGATTGACTTTATCGCTCCATGCCTTCGTAACTGCGGGCGTGGAGGTGGCGTTGAGCGTACCTCGCGTCGTCTCGGTTACTTTGTGCGTGAACGTCGTTTCCGCCGCCGATAGATCCTGCGATATCGCCAGAGTCTCTTCAACGTCCAGCTTCACATCGTAGTGGGCTGTAATTGCCGCTGCCATGTCAGAAGTTCCACATTCGATCTTGCATCAATAGATCACTCACCGTTAGTGGCACGTTGGTGACGTTCGCACCCGCCGTCATCGACACCGGCTCCCGGTTTTCGTACCAATGCGCCACCAATAGTTTGATGGCCGCCTTGAACCGCTCAGGCACCGCACTCGCTGCGCCGTAGCCAGCCACATACGTAATCGTCACCGTATTGAACGTGTCCGCCTGCGTGTTGGGATAGCTCTCGCCCTGCACCGGCATGACCCGCCCTGGTTCGGTGTTTAGATCGCTCTGGTACTTCGATGAGGCCCATGTTTGCGAGGCTCCGTTTTCATCCACATACGCAATCGAAGTAATCGACTGAAACGGCGGGCGAGGAATCACGATCGGCGTCAGATCCCACGCCGGAAAACCGTTCAACCGCAACTCATACGTCGCCGACACGAACTGCCGCTTAGTGAAACCTTCGCAGTACAGCCGCGCGGCATCGAGTTGCGCGGTTATCAGCGAGTCGTCCTCGGTCAGTTCGACCCGCGCGTGCAGCTTGGCCTCCGCCAGCGACACCGGTGTCTCGCTCGGCGCCGTAATCAGCGTCAACGCCATCCAGCTAAATCCTCGGCTTACCAGTCGGCTTTACCGCTTTTTCCGTAGCGGGCGCTAGCGCCGCCGTCTCAGGCTTGACACCTTTAACGGCGGCTCTGCCAGCGACCTGCTCGGCGCGTTTGTGCTTAATACAACCGGCGGCATACTCGTCCGTTACATCGCAGACATCCCCTTTCTTGTACGGATGTCCGCGATGGTGGTAGTCAACAAGCCACTTGATTTTCATATCAGATACTCGTGGTATCAAAGACCGTCGAGGCGTCCGTACTGTCCACAGGCCCGAAGCGATTGCCAGCGCCGACGACATGAGCGGCAATGAAACTCGCAACGCCACCCGTGACAGTCATAACAGCGGCAACGTGCGTAAACGCATTGTCAATGTCCATGTTCTTGGCGACGTCACAGCCAATAACGACAGTCTTTCCGTCGTCCGTGGCCGTCAGCGTCGTGTTCGTGGCACCGGTGATGTCCTTGGCGCCAGCGCCGGCGGCTGAAGTTGCCTGCTGGAGTTTCACGGCAACCGTACCTGAGATAACACCCGCAGTGGCAATGCAACCCACTTGCGAGAAGTTGGCTGCGTTGCCCCAGCTACTTGTCGTAGCGCCAGTGGCGCCGTCAACGGGGGCGATAACCCCCAGAACCGCAATGTCTTCGGCTATCGAGCCGATCAATTTTGACATCTCATACTCCTTCTGCCTTGCGGCATGTCTACTGCCTACGCGGCAAGAACAATGAAACCGGAAGCCGTGACGGCACCACTACGCGGAGATATCGCACTCTCCCACATCGGTTGCCCGCCGATCCGCATGACGAACTTGAACGACGTAATGTCTTGATCGAAGTGCAAGTGAATGGACGACTCCGAGCGCAGCCCGCCCTTGGCTACGGCACGGTACTGCGTCATGTCCACCAAGCAGATGTCGCCCTTATTCGTTACCGCGTCACACGTTTGCGTGAAGATGACCGGACGGCCAAACAAGGTAGAGAACGGCTGAGCCGAGAACCCACCCGCCGGCAGGTATACCGGCCATGTTGCTAGCGGCGTACTCTCCTGATCGATGCCGTACATCTGCATCAAGTGCGTTTCAACGTCCTGATTGGCAAGCCATACCGAGTTCTTGCGCCACGGCCCATAGAGTCGAACCCACATATTGCGCACGTCCGTCGCATTAACATTGGTGGCGTTACGCGCCACCGCGATCGTGCCCCCGGCATCACGGAATCCTAACGGCTTGCCAACGCCATCACCTTGGTTCAGCGCCAGGTCGGTCTTGAACCGAATGGCAGACGCCGCCTTGCGCGAAAGGTAGGAATCCAGCGCCCGCGCATCTTCCAAAAGCTCTTCCGTCACTTTGACGAGCGAAACCAGTTTGTTTGCGGAGATAGTCGTGGTCTTAAGCGATGGCTTGCGCTCAGTATGTGTACCGCCCTCGCCTTCCCACTCCGAGATGATGCCTGTCGTCCCCCAGGGCGTCGCCTCGTCTTTGGGGTAGGTCATCGAGTTAGTGGAGATCTGGTCGGTGGACGCCCGCGCCAAGAGAGAATCTTCGTCTTCGAGTTCGGCCAAGATGGTGTCACTCATGCCCGGCGGAACGGCGAAACCTCCGTCCGCACCCACACCTTCGGACCCGTAGGTGGTGGCGGCGCGGGTTAGTCGCTCGTCAACACCCCCGCGACTGTGCGCCGAACGAACAGCCTTAGCAAAATCGCCAAAGAGACGCCAACCGCGTTTGGGGTCGTCCTGAATGCGCTCCCGCACGCGGACGGTTCCGCGCCGCGTCGGCCCATTCCCGTTGTCGCCGGCCTTGCCGCCAGGCACGTCTGGTGACGTTCTGCGCTGCGAAGGCGGATCGTCCGGGTCTTCACCGAGATTTTTCATCCGCTTGGTTTGCTCTTCGATTTTGATACGGAGTTTGAGCGAGTCCTCCATCTTGTCGAACTCGTCCAGCTTGCCTTGCAGGGATTCCGACTCTTCGTCAGTCAGATCGCGTTTTTCAACATCGGCTTTGGCCTGAATCTCGATGACTTGCGTGTTCAGTTCGTCGAGCAGTGCCCGCATTTCTTCAATGGTCATTGTACTCACTCCTGTTGGACGTGACCGCCATGCGGGTGGCGACTTCAGGATGTGAGTAAGCGCATACAAAAGGCGTCATCCGCACTGCGAACAACGCCAGCAACTACTAAAGCATCGGTTCTACATCTGCGCCACCGGAACTCCGTGTAGCACGCGATATTCAATTCACCTAAGGGTACTATACCACGCGGTTTTCGTCTTGTCAAATCGCAGCGTCGCTACTAGCCGCCTTTCTTCCTGCGAACCTCCTGCCTGATACTGTGCTTTTTCAACCGCTCGGCCAGCGATCTACGGTCCACGCGCTTGCCCGCCAATATAGATCGCAATTCCGTCGCCATCGCCCGCGTGCCCGTCGTCGTCGCTTCATACGCCGGGTAAGTCACCGGCCCCACGTCGAACAGTCTGACGCCGGTAATCTCTCTGATGTCCACTTCGTCCTCGGTCCGCGTTTCTTGATCCGTTACCGCAAACGAGAAAGAACTACCAGTCACGTCGCCGCGTTCAATGTGCTCCGCCACGTCCTTGGCGATTATCGTGTTGCCCAGGTCGATTTCGTACCGCAGCCCACGACGGTCCACCGAAAGCCGTAGCGTCCCCGGTTCTGTTCGCCCCAGCATGTTGTCGGGAGCGTGATTGAACAGCGCGCGAACGTCGTCGCGCTCACGGATCGCCCGATCAAAGGCTCCCGGCATAATCCGTTCCACGAATCCCTCAAATATCTCGAACTCCGTGCCGTCGTCGTCTTTATCGTAGAATACGCTGGCGTAGCCGACGATTTTTGAAGCCCCATCAATCCGAGAAACACGCACCTCGGTCTTGATGGCCCGCCGTTCAATTACGTTTGTCTTTTCCGTTTCGCTCATGATTCATTACTCCAAACACCAGAACCGGTGAAAATCTCTCGATGATAGATGCCACGTCTTCACTTTCGCGCGCCTCCTTCCACGTCGCCAGCACACGCTTAGCGTTGCCGCCTTGCAATTCTTCGTTCGACTGACGGCATCTTGTCTCGCACCATAGTTTCGCGGTGGATGCAATTACCCGCCGTCTCGTATCGCTCACTGCGGCGTCATTGACCATCTCGTCAAGCGCAACGACTAGATTAGTCACGTCTTCGGTCATGTGCCCGACGTGTTTCCCGTAAAAGTCATCCAAAGAGCGAGCCAGCGGCTTCCCCTGGTGGCGGCGCAGCGCTTCGGCGATTTTGGTGAATTCGTAGCGACACAGATGCCGCAGCCGCTCAGCCACGAGCGAGCGTATGCCTTCGACGTGCGGGCGCCCGTCCGCGCCGCGTTCGCCCGTCAGTCCGATCGGTCCGGGTTCGCCGCGATCCCCCCGCTCACCGACAGCTCCCGTTTCGCCACCTGCGCCGGACTCGCCGGTCGCGCCGCGTTCGCCGCGATCCCCCCGCTCACCGACAGCTCCCGTTTCGCCACGTGCGCCGGACTCGCCGGTCGCGCCGCGTTCGCCGCATGTGCCAGCCACCCCTGTTTCGCCTTGCTCTCCCGTTTCGCCCCGCTCGCCGGTCGTCCCAGGCACCCCCTCGCGTCCGGGCGGTCCCTCGTCGCCCGTATCGCCCTTCGGTCCGGGCGGTCCCGGCAGGCTTCGCTTGTCGTCGCCCGGCGGAGGCGGCGGGTTGGGCGCATTGACATCAACCATATTCATGGGCACCAGGTAAACGTCGCCGCCCTCAATGCGATTCATATCCTCCCAGCCACGAATGTCATTTACCGAAAGCCAACCCCACTGCCTTGCCACGGCATAGGCGTCGAAGCGGCTCTTGATGTCACCGCGCAGGATAGACCGCATGTTGATCTTGACGAATCGCCGCCGTTGCAATCGAGCGCTACGCACCGGCAGCAGCTTGCAGTTGATTTCGTTTTCGATGTTCGTCACGTATGGCAGGATGGTGTCAGTCCAGAACTCGATGCCCTGCTCTTCGATGTTGGAAAACGTCGCCTTGCTCAAATCGCCGATCTTGTGCGGCTGCACGCGGAACCAGCGGGCTATTTCCGTGATCTGATGTTTGCGGGTCTCCAGGAATTGCGCATCCTTCAACGGCATACCCGTTTGCTTGATAGTCATGCCCTGCTCGATAATCAGCGGGCGCCACCACTTCCCAACTCCGGTGGACTCTTGGAAGGAATCCTTCATGCGCCCGTGCGTATCTTCGGTAAGTGCTCCGGGGTGTTGCAGAATATAGCTGGGGTGTGCCCCGTTGCCGAAGAACTCACTACCGAAGCGCTCGGCGGCAAGGGCGAGGCCCATCGACTGCGCCGCCATCGATACCACCGAGTAGCCCAGGATACCGTCGAAGCCCATTCCCCGGAAATGCAGAATCTTGGAGGCGGGCATGACCACCCGCTCGCCGTGATCCCCGCGAACCTCGTAGACCAACATGCCATCGTCGTCGCGTCCCGGCGTAACTCGGTCAGGGCGCAGCGGCCACAGTGCCACCAGATTGCCTTGTGGGCTGCGGTCGATTTCGCTATAGGCGTTGCCCCATAATGCGATTTGCGACAGTTGTAACAGTTTCCACTGGAATGCCGGAATCTCCGGGTTGACCTGCCGCGTCAGCAGGTGGTCGAGACGGTGCGCCTCATCCCGCGTGCGCCCGCCATCGGGTGTCGAAGCAAACACCTGCCACGGCATTGACGCTATTGTTTCGGAGATCAGGCGAACCGCCGCCCAGACGGCGGAATAAGTCAGGGCGATGTCATGATTGACATATACACCCGCCTGCGTTCTACCGAATAGCCGTTGTATCCCGTTCGATATCTTCGCTGGTCGTGTCTCTCTCCCCCGAAAGAAGCGTTGTATGAATCCCAATGTTTGACTCCGCTACGTTCAGTTATACGCTGTTGCTACAGCCTGACGAACCCCCGCGTCGCGTACACGTTTTCCTCTTCCTTTTCAGCCAGCAGCGCCCGCCCCAGTGCCATTACCCCGGTCACGATACCGTCGATGGTACGGTAGTCACCGTGCTTGCGTTTGACCGGGCGAATGTTCTTGTTCTCATCGCTCTTCACCATGCAGTGCGACGCTTGCCACGTCAGAATAGGATGCCCGTTGTGGTGCATTTCACCACGGCCCACCAGCCGCTCATACTCCGCCGTTGGTTCGGCAAACGACCTCATGCCTTGGATAAACTCCACCCGCTCGATACCATGCTCTTCCTGTAGGCCTTGTGTGAAGGCCGTTGCATAATAACGGTCGTATGCCAACTCTTTCATATCGAACTTTTCGCTCGCCTCGACAATTCGTTTCTTGACGAAGGCATAGTCGATCTCGTTACCGGGCGTAGTCTCGAGATAGCCGTGCTGTACCCAGCCACGATAGTCACCCAAGTGCGCGCGGTCCCTGGCCGTATCCTCCGGCATCCAGTAATAGACCAACTGCCGATAGCTCCCGTCGTCCTCTGGAAACAGCAGCGTAAACGCCGTAAGGTCACGACTCATCGACAAGTCCAACGCACCGTAACATAACTGTCCCAACAGGTCATCTTCGTCGTATTCACGCCGACACCGTGACCAAGCGTCCATGTTGAGCCACGGCGACTCAGCCGTGGCCCAGATGTTTAGTGTGTACCGCTTGAAAGATGAAATCAACCGCTGCGAACACTTGGCCTCCGCCACGTCACGCCGCAAGTCCGAACGCATCACAATTTTGTCGATCGACGGGTTGGCCTTCTCCCAGGTCTTTTCGTCGGCCCAATCGTCCGCCACGTCTGCCGCGTAGATCAAACCCAGAAACCCCTCGTCATCAATATCACCGGCGATAACGCCCGCAGCGTAGTCGTGCTGTAGGCGGCATACGCTTTGCATATCGTCACCGGCAGTCGTGATCTGGAAAAAGATCGGCTCCAACCGGCTGCGAAAAGCGTAGCGCAGGGCGTTGAATAGCGAATCACCCTTCCATACGTGGATTTCATCCGCCACAATGCAACTGGCGTTGAGACCTTCCTGCGTAGCCGCAATAGCCGATAACACTGAATACACCGATCGCAACGGCTGATAAACGATGTGCTTGGTGGTGTGGTTGATCTTGCACAACGCCTGTAGTTCCGGCGAGTCGTGAACCATGTTGACGGCGTGGGTGTGGACGATCGACGCCTGCTCTTTGGAGGTAGCCGCTGAGAATACCTTGCCGCCACGCTCGCCATCCCCGCAAAGCATGTATGTGCCGATCAACGCCCCGGTTGGACTCTTCCCGTTTTTCTTCGGTACCTCGCAGTAGACGCGATTGATCCGGCGGCATATCAGCCCGTGATCCGGGTGCTTACGCACCCAACCAAAGAGCGGGTAAAATAACTCATCACGTTGCCAATCCAACGGTACGAACGGCTTACCCGCCCATATTCCTTCCGACAGCCGAATGTACTTCTTAGCCCAGCCCAGGAAGTAATCCGCCAACTCCACACTAAACCGGCAGCCGTTAGCTATGGCCCGCTCGTCAGCCTCACACCGCACATACTTCATCGAATCACGCTTGCTCGGCAAACTCCGCAACTTGGGCTTGACCAGCGTCAACGGCAGGGCTGGTGGCTTGTGGCGAGTGGCGTGGTAAGTGCCGTCGCGGATGTGCTCCGCAAGGGTCTTGGCGTTGTGGGGCGCGCAACCCTTCTCGCGCCCCGGGCCACGTTTGGTCGGCTTATCGGACACTGCCGTCATCGCTGAAAAGTCCTTTCATGGCCTTAAAATCCGCGCGCC